GCTCTGGTAGAAAGCCGGGTTGGCCTGGAAGGCTTGGCGGGCCCATTCGGTCGCTTCATTCACGATCTCGTCGCCGGCCTGCTGCCTCGTCATCTCTTCCGAGATGTTGAGCGTCTGGTTCAGCACCGTTTCGCGAACTGAGTGAGCGAGATAAGCCTGGTAGCCCTCGGGATCCGCGAACATGTCGGGGACTTGCGGCTGTTCCTGGGGACGATTCAGCGCTTCGAGTTGGGCCTTGAGGGCCTTAACCTCGTCGCGGGTTTCGTGCAGGGCCTTGAGGGGCACCATCACCGGCTCGTCGGCCTCTTTGGCCTTGAACCGGCCGCGCTCATCGCGCTCGCGGGTTGCCTTCTGTTCGGCGGTTTCCGCTACTGGCTCAGTGGGCTGTTCCCCAGTGGCCGGTGCGGCTTCTTCCTGTGTCGGCGCTTCGGCTTGTGGCGTAGGCGCAACTTCCCCATTCGCCGGTTGCCCGGCGTCCAGAAACTCCAGATTGTCCATGATTAACCCCTCGGCCCTTGTCGTTGGCCGCTTGACGATACGCCCGAACTCCGGCGGCGAGTTGCTTAGTGCGTCTAAGCCCGAAAGCGCCCGTTAAAGGTCGGCGGCACCCTTTTGCCCCATCTCGAAGCCGGTCTTGGCGGCCTCCAGATGCGGCTTGATGATCTCGTTCTGAGCCTGAAAGCCCAACAGTTCGGTCTCAGCCTGCGTCTTTCCGGTCTGAGCAACCTTCAGCGCGGCGGCTGCGGCCTTGTCCTGAATATCGACTGCGGCGGCCTGCATTTGCATCTGCTGGCCCTGGCCGCCCATTTGCGCCTGCTGTTCCTGACGTGCTTTCCGCTTCTCCATCAGCTTGCGCTTGTCGGGCAGCGATGACAGCTCGAGCATATCGTCGAACGGCACTTCCTGCGGGCCGTAAATCCGTGCCAGATCGGCAAGCGTCTGGAACTCTTCCGCTGCGAGGGTGGCGGTGTCGTCGGTGGTGTCGAGGATGATGTCCACGTCCAGCTCGGCGAGCTTGTTGTCGTATCCCAATATGACCTGCTGGACGGTCGGCATTCCTGTCTCGGGGTCGGGCGCGATGCTCTGCCCCATCACCGGTTGATTGATGCCGATGAAGTTTGGGGCCCCCTCATCGTCGGTCACGCGAATGAAATCGGGCGCGGTCCAGAACTGCTTGCAGCGGTCCCACATCGCCCGGTACATCCGGATTTCCCAGTTGTGGATGCCCTTGTAAACGACCGCATCCTCGGTGAGCCCGGCCTGCTGATCGACCTGCTTCGACCGTCCAGAAGCGCTGGTTGCTCCCCTCGCAAGAATAGCGGGGTTCGGCCCCTGCCGGTCCAGCTCCGTTTCAGCCAAGGTGAGCAGGTTGAACTGCCCCGCCGTCAGGTCGTTCAGAGGAACGGGCATCCAGCCCGGCGGCAACACGCCATCCGGCCTTGCCGCTTCCCCCCTTACCGTGTCAGCATCGACCCCCAGGGCCATCTGCCCGGCGTCATTGGGCTGCGCCTGAACCTGGCGGTTGTTGAGGAGGTGCAGGAGCTTCGAGCGGCGCTTGTTGAACTCGTCCTGCGGGCTTCTGAGGTCGCGCCCGACGCCCATTCGGTTGTTTTCGCGGTCCACATAGCAGGACTGCGCGATGATCGGGCATGAGGGCTTGCCGTTCTCGTCGTTGTAAGGACTTGGCCCGGCCTCAAGGATTCCGCCCGCGTGGAAGATGCAGCGGTTCCAGCCCTTCGCGTCCTGGTGGTAGATTTCCACCACCATCAGGCGGCGTCTGCGGCGGTCGATCCAGTTCGACAGGCTATCGCGAGGACGATCCTCGAATGTGTCGTCAATCGTGATCGGCCCGCCACTGTTCAGCGCGCTCTCGATCTCCTTGGCCTTGTCTGGATATTGCGCAGCGAGGAAATCCGCGTACATCCACTTGGCGATGCCCTGGTAACGAGCGTCCGAAAAATCCTTCTTCCTCGCGCGCGGATCGTGGAAATGCTCTTCCCAACGGATCTGCTGCGCAGTCGGGCGGTTTTTGTCGTCAACCTCGACGATCGCCGCACACGTTCCGGGAACAAGGTAATCGTAAGCGCACTCAAGCCTTAGCTCGTGGAAGTCGTTGATGTCGGCGACGAAGCGCAGCGTCTTTGACACGACATCCGCCGCGTCCTCGTCCACGCCGGGGTTGCGTCCGTAGGCTCTCGGATCCGTTGCTCCGTCATCCAGAACGCCCAGCGTGCCGTTGATGCTCTTGCGGTAGCGGTTGAACACCGTGTCCGGCTGCTTGCGCTTCTGGAGAACGCGCCGCTCGTCCGCCGTGAGCTGGTAGCCGTGGTAATAATCGTCGTCGATCTGCTGTTCGCGCCGGTTGTCGGCCAAGAGGTCGCGCGCCTCCGCGAACATCCTCTTGTAGTCGTCGAGGGAAGTTGATGCTTCCTGGGCTTTGGCCGCCATCAGATCAGATGACCTTCCATGACTCGCCCTCCTTCTTGCGGCCCCACAGGTCGGGCGGATTCATCGACTTAACCTTGGGCTGGATCACTGCCGGATGCGCCTGGTCGATCGCCCGGCCAATGAGGCTTGCGGTATCAACCTCGTCGTCATGTTTCCCGGCGGGAAAGCTCAGAAACTCGCCCAGATCGGCCCCGGCCTCGAAATGCACCCGCCCCGATGCGGCCATTGCCTGAAATGACCTAGCCCGCGTCGGCTTGTCGGCTACGCTCGGCAGCCATTCCAATCGGCAGAATATCCTCCGCTCCAGCATCCTTCGCCGGAGCATCGGCTCGATCGCCTTCTGGATCACTCCGCCTTCGCCGAACCACGCCAAGGGTTTGTATTTGGCGATCAGGTTCAGCTTCTGCTCGATCCACACATCCGAGGTGGCTTGCCCGCGCCACCCATCGACGCGATAGATGTTGCCCTCTGCGTCGATCCCCCAGACCCGATGGACAGTGTAATCGCCATCGCCGTCCGTCACCGCATAGTCCGAGCTGCCGTAATATCGCAGCTCCGGCTTGCGCACCCATTCCTTGAACCATGCCCGCTGGAAGAACGTGCCCTCATCCGGCTGCGGTCTTTGCTGATACAGCGCCGACCATTCGCGCGGCCCGATGGTCGCCTTGATCCTCGCTAGAGCGGCTTCGTCGTACCATTCGGGCCATAAAGCAGCGCCGTCAGCATCGAGGGCGGGCAGTTCCAGGACTTCCCAATCGGATTCGCTCGCGAGCAATCGCCCGGCAAGGTCGTCCTCGTGCCAACGGGTCTGGATGAGGACGATTGCCCCTCCAGGCATAAGGCGGGTGAACAGAGTTGATCGATACCAGTCCCAAACGAGGTCACGCCGTCTTTCTGAGTCGGCTTCCTCACGATCCTTGAATGGGTCATCAATGAGAGCGATGTGTGCGCCTCGGCCAGTAACAGCCGTGCCAACGCCCGCCGCGACATAAGCGCCCCCATGGTTCGTATTCATTCGATTGGCGGCGTGGCTGTCAGTCGCCAGCGCCACATCCGGAAACACTTCGCGAAACTCGGGCTCGTCCACGATATTGCGGACGTGGCGTCCGAAGTCGTTTGCCAGGTCCGAATTATAGCTCGCCGCGATGATCTGCCGGCGCGGGTTCCTGCCCAAGCACCATGCCGGGAATCTCTTTGAGGCCAGCTCAGACTTGCCATGCCTCGGCGGCATGAAGATCATGAGCCGGTCGATCTCGCCGCGTTCTACGGCTTCCAGCCTCTCGCAGATCCTGCGGTGATGCTCGGCAGGCTGATAAAGCGGGTTAGTGTATTCAGTGAACTTGAGGAGCGATCTCCTCGCGATCGCCGCCCTGACTTGGGCCAGCGTTGGCAAGGATACGCTCAAGCTCGGCAAGCTCCCGCTCGCTGAGGCTGTCGAGGTCATAGCGATGCGTCACCTCGGTTTTGTTGGTGATCGCCAGCTTGTCGGAATAGCGCTGCGACCATTTGCCTATCAGGCGAATACGAGTGTCGATCTTGACCCGCTTGACATCGGTTGGGTCGATGCCATCGGCGATCTCTAGACATTCATCGGCCAAGGCATCGCAGCCAAGTTCGCGTGCGCGCGTGGAATGCGCAAAGGCGTTCTCGTCCTTCGCCAGCCAATAGCGAACCGTGCTTTCCTTCAGCTCGAACTCCTTGCAGATCGAGCGAAGGCTTTTCCCTTCTGCCAATCGATTGCAGATGTTCGTGATCTCTTCAGTTGTCACGTTCTTACCGCAACCTTCCAGCTTGCTCGGGGTGCGACCTTGAAGAACTGCTCCGTGCCGGCCTGAAGGCGATAGCTGTTCGTCGTCGCTGTCGGGTTTGCCGCCACACGGACATAAACCGCTTCGTCGCTTTGCACGCAGACGATCGTGGTATCGTTGCTGACTGCCGCCGATTGCTGTGATGTTCCAGTTGCCGTCAGCGCCGTTTGCTCGGTGACGAACTGGTCCGAAGGCACGACCACGGAATAATGAGGCTGAAAGTCCCCGCCATACTCGATGATCCGTGTTGCCATGTTGTTAACTTCCCATTATGTCGTGTGTTGCTCGGCTTTTCAGCAAAGGATGGCGAGCATGTTCCAGGGTTTCGTCGCCGTGCTTCGGGACAAAACCGGCAAAGTCGTCAAAACCAAGCGGATCGAGGGCAGTCCCAGAACTGTATGGGGCGTCCTCGCAGAGCTAAACAAAGTTGCCGTAAGCAGCGCCGCCGCTGTTGAAGCCGACGAACACACGCCCTTGCTTGTTCCTGTCACCGACGAGTGTCTGGATGTAGAACGGATTGCTCGCGGGAAAGCGGCCCAATAGCTCAGGGGTCGTCGCGAAGAAGTCCTTGCTTCGGTAAATGCCCGAGACCCCATTGACCTTGCCGTTGAAATAGACGGCGGGGAACGTCGTCCCGCTATATCCGACGCCACAATCAACCTGGTGAACATTGTCGATCACGCCCGAGCCGAGTGTCGTCCAGCTATTGGTCGTGTCGTTGGCGAGATATTTGAGCTTGCTGTTGAAATCCGGGAAGCCCTGCCCGCCACAGTAGAGCAACTGGCCGGCCTTGCCATCGATATACTTGAGCTTGCACTCCCAGAACTGGGCGCTGTCTGCGCCAGAGCTGCTGTCGATCACACCACTAAAGGTCTGCGTCCAGTTAGCGCCATGGTCGGTCGTGCGATAAACGCCCGCAGTAATCCCTTGGTTTGAGTTGTTGACAACGATCGAGGCCACACCCGCCGTCTGCTTGTCGCTCGCCGCCGGGTAGCGCCGCGTCCAGATCGAGTTGATCCAGTTCGAAATACCCCCCGACGAACCGCCCATGTTGATGTAGGACCAGCTTGCCCCGCCGTTGGACGAGCGGACAGCCTTCCCGTTGTTCGACGGTACCCAGATGATCTTGGCGGTTGCCCCGGTCCCCCCGGTGCAAATGATCTGCCCGCTTATAGCCCCGTCGGGATGCTGGGCAGCAAAGACCTGCCAGGTCGCACCGCCATCCGTCGAATAGCCGCTGATCGCGTTATTCGTGTTGCAGATCGCGACCAGGTAATTCGCGTCATCGGGCGAATAATCGATGCTCGGACAGTGATTGATCCCAACGTTGATTAAGCTTCCGTCGGGGAAGAACGGGATCGCCCTCGGAAGGTCGAAATTGTTGATGCGGACGAGACCCTTGTCCGCGAAGCCGAACAGGGGTTTCGTATTTCCGGGGATCGAGAGGCCGCACAGGACTCCCAGTTCTTCGTTGCCGAGGGTGTCGTCCGTCCAGCTCGTTGCTACAAACGTCGAGGGCGGGTTGCCATGCGCAATGCCGGTGCCGTGGAAAATGTATAGGTCGTTAGTCTGCCCAGGCCGGAACTGAAGCCTCGCAGGGAAGAAGCCCTGACTAAATCCACCGAGCCACGGAACGCTGGCAGCGACGTGCAATATCCCGTTGGTCGGGGAGGTGTCACGAATGAAACCACCGCCAACCCAGCTAGATCCTCCGTCCGTGCTAATCCCGATCGGGCCGTTGCCGTCCATCACAATCAGCGAGTTTTCATTCGCCGGATCGACCGCAAAGCTTCCGGACGTGAAACCTGACAGGGCGGTGAGCGAAATCTGCGTCCAGGTAGTCCCTGAACCGCGAGCGATCTTGTAAAGTGTGTTCTGGTAGGTCAGCACCCACAACACACCGGTCGGGGTGACTTGCATCGCGACGGCGGAAGTCGGTCCCGGTGTAATCAGTGTGTAAGGACCAGCAACCCCCGTGGTCGAGCGGTAAATCCCCGTCCCGTGGCGCGAGATGTACCAGTAATTAGCGTTGCCCGGATCAACCGCAACGAGGTGCGCCGGATCAAGGCTATTGACCTGAGTTCCAGCAGCAATGCCGACCGAAGTGAAATTACTCCCTCCGTCAGTCGTGTAATGCTGACCGTCGCCCCACGTTCCGACGAGGAAGGTCAGCTTGTCGGTCGGGTGAATCGCGATCTTTTGCTGCCAGACTCGAAACGGTGCCGAGCTGGTATTGGCGAACATCCGCTTGTTCGCGAGATTGCAGCGGGTCCAGTTAGCGCCGCCGTTGGTGCTGCGGAAGACATAGCCGTTGTAGCCTGCGACCAGGCAATCCTTGTCGCTCTGGGCGATCTTGATGTCGTAACAGCCGTCACCATCCGAGCCTGCGGCACTGGGCTTGGGATCGAAGTCCGCAGTCGGCAGTGACGATGACGTGAACAGCGGCCGCCACTGCGTATCGACGCCAATATCCTTGATATAGGCACCGCCAACGTCGGTTGCATGGACCGCGCGATTACCATCCGCCGAAAAATCACCTCCGGTTACGAAGCCGCCACCGCCAAACGGCATCATGTTGAAGCCATTGGCGTTGCCGCTGATGATCGGGAAGGTGACGGTCGCGGTCATTACATTCCCGTGTAGCCGGCGGTCGGCGTGATTGCCGTCCCGGCAAAGTTGACGGTTTGGCTGTCGCCGGTCTGCCACGCGCCAGCAAATGGGGTGGCAGTTGGCGGGATCTTGCTGGTTAGCGTCCCGCTCCAGATCGTCGTGACGGTGGAGGACCGCTTGTGCTTGCACAGGACGGCCTTGGTGCTTTCGTTATATTCCATGCTGACGACATCGTTCGCGGCAAGAATGCTGCCGAGATCGACGCTTCCCTGGAAACCGGCGTTGGCCCATACGCCGACGACCGAAGAGGATTGCGCGGCGTTGAAGCAAAAACCGTTGGGCCCGCTCGCATCGCCAGGCGTGCCAGGGGTGGTCGCCGAGCCCAAGGCCGTCGTGCTGTCAACGAAGCCGAAGAACAGTTTTCCGCCTGACGTGAGCGCGGCAACCGTCGATTCGATATGGACCTTTTGCCCGGTCGAAACAGTGGTCGTGCTGCGAACCATGAGCGCGGTGCCGACACCCGAAGCGTTTCCGGTCGCGGTATGGCCGTCGCTGTCGATCCACTGGCTCTTGTTGACGCCCGTGGTCGTGGAGAGTGTGGAGGCCGGGGCCGCGTCAGTGGTCTGGTTTACGCTGTTCGACCAGGCGCTTGCCACGCCGGCCCGAGTGATCCTCGCCCGAGCGTAGTAGGTCGTCGCATAAGCTAGAGTGGGAATGCCGGCGAAGGTCAGTTGCCCGTCAGCGGCTTCCGTTGAATCGACGGTGTTGGTGTCGTCGCCGTAGGTGCTTCCAAACGCCGGATCGTCATCGATCTGGAGCTGGACGATATCCCCGGCCAGGATTCCAGTGAGCGTAAAGACCGGATCGCGAACCGATGTTCCGGAGGTCCATGTCAGTGTCGGGGCAGACG